ATTTAATGATGTATCAAATTACTTCATGCAAGATTTACGATTAGAATGTGGTAGTTATGGATTTGAAGCACCTAAAACAAGATGGGAAAATAATGATGCTTACGATATATGGAAAGCTCTAGGTCCTATATGGCGAGGCATAAATGGTGTTAAGAAAGTTATAATAGATGGCAAAGAAGAATTGATTGGTGGTCAGTTAAATGAAAAGAGTTACATATCAGCATTTAGATTAGGCACTTATATTGCAACACAATTTAAACCAGTAGTTGCAAAAGCAATCTATGATATTACAAATGCTAAAACAGTATTAGATACAAGTTGTGGTTGGGGTGATAGACTTGCAGGCTTCTATACATCAGATGCAAAAGAATATATTGGTTGTGATCCTAACCCAAATACTTTTGCAAGATATATGAAACAGGTAGATGAGTATGAAAGAATATTAGGCAACTCAACTCCTATTGTTAAAGAAGAAAGAGATTACTTTACAATCAATGCGACTAAAAAAGTAACCATATACAGATGTGGTGCTGAAGATTTACCATATAATGAATTGCCACAGATAGATTGTGCCTTTACAAGTCCACCATACTTTTCTACTGAGCAGTATAACAAAGGTGGTGAACATCAAGAAGATCAATCTTGGCATAAGTTTAATGAGTATGATAAATGGCGTGATGATTTCTATTTACCAGTTGCAGAAAAAACTATGAGTATATCAAAGTTTATGTTTGTAAATATTATGGATCCAAAAATACATGGTGTTCGTTATCGTTCTGGTGATGAACTGGTTGATAAGTTTCAAGATAAGTTTCTTGGTCAAATCGGTATGAGAATTATGCAACGACCTAAATCTGATACTTTATTTAAAGACGAAAAAGAAAAGGCAGACTTTATGAATAAGATGTTTATAGAAAATGTATGGTGCTTCGGGCCAGAAACAGACTTATTTAAAAGTTCAAGAAAGAATACATTAGATGAGTTCTTTGCTTGACAAAGAATTATATATAGTGTATAATAATGACAACTAAAACTAATTGAGGTAAACTAAAGATGAGTGATTTTTTAAAAGATATAATAAAAGAAACAGGCAATGAATATGCTAGTCTAGTATCAGATGGTGCGTCAGGTGATGTAACAGATTTTATTGATACAGGCTCTTATATATTCAATGCATTATTAGGTGGTGGAATACATAAAGGATTGCCATCAAATAAGATAACTGCTATCGCAGGTGAAAGTGCAACAGGTAAAACATTCTTTGTATTAGGTATGTGTAAAAACTTTCTTGACCAGAATCCAGATGGCGGTGTAATATTCTTTGAATCAGAATCAGCAATCTCAAAAGAAATTATTGAAGAACGAGATATTGACAGTAGCAGAATGGTTGTTATGCCAGTTACTACTGTTCAAGAATTTAGACATCAAGCTTTAACTGTATTAGAAAAATATATAGAGCAAGGAAAGTCTGAAAGAAAACCATTATTACTTGTATTAGATTCTTTAGGTATGTTATCAACTACTAAAGAAATTGAAGATACAGCAGACGGAAAAGAAACTAAAGATATGACAAGGGCTCAGATTGTAAAAGCAGCCTTTAGAGTATTAACGCTAAAACTAGGTAAGGCAAAAGTTCCCCTTATCATAACTAATCACACCTATGATGTTATCGGTAGTATGTTTCCTCAAAAAGAAATGGGTGGCGGGTCTGGTCTCAAGTATGCGGCTAGTTCTATCGTCTATCTATCTAAGAGAAAAGAGAAAGACGGAACAGAAATTATTGGCAATATTATTCATTGTAAAAATTACAAATCCAGATTAACAAAAGAAAACAAAGTAGTAGATGTTAGATTAACATATGACAAAGGTTTAGATAGATACTATGGTCTACTAGATTTAGCTTTGAAGCACAATATATTTAAGTCAGTATCAACAAGAGTTGAGTTACCAGATGGCACTAAGACCTTTGGTAAAACAATAAACAATAGTCCTGAAAAGTATTTCACACCAGAGATACTAGAAAAACTAGATGCTGTTTGTGCTAAAGAATTTAAATACGGAGAAGTAATTGATACAGAACAAACCCCAACCCCACAAAACAACGAGTCCTAAACACAGGGAAGACTATGTCTTTGTAGAGAAACCTGGAGAGGACTTCACTGGTCTTAAATTGATTAGTGGTCCTTATGCTAGTGTAGTTTACAAATATGGCAATGTAGGATTTAGACCTGAATCAGAAGCAGTTGATGGACAACTACCAATGGTGTTTGATTATACAATTATAGAAAATAAAATAGATGCTGATACAGATAGTCAAGAGTTTATAGATCATATCGGTGATATATTAGTTGTGTTACTAGACGAAAAAATGAAAGAAAAGGAACTTAATGGAGAGAATTGAACGAACAGCTTTAAGAAATTTAATACACAACGAAGATTACTGTAGAAAAGTTCTACCTTTTATTAAAGAAGAATACTTTACAGATAGACTAGAAAAAATATTATTTACAGAAATATATAAGTTCGTTAATAAGTATAACAATCTTCCTACAAAAGAATCCTTATCTATTGAGATTAATAGTAATCGCACAATCAATGAAGATGAATATAAAAAGATTACAGATATTCTATCTACACTCAATCCAGAACCAATTAATATAGAATGGCTTACAGAAACAACAGAAAAGTTTTGTAAAGATCGTGCTATACATAATGCAATACTTGGTGGTATTCAGATTATAGATGGTAAAGATAAACAACATACACCAGAGTATTTACCTGAAATGTTATCAGAAGCATTATCAGTATCGTTTGACCAAAAGGTCGGGCATGATTATTTACTAGATTCAAAAGAAAGATTTGATTTCTATAGAAAAAAAGAAGAAAGATTGGAGTTAGATTTAGATTTCTTTAATAAGATTACAAGAGGTGGTATACCAAGTAAGACTTTAAATATTTGTCTTGCAGGTACTGGTGTTGGTAAGACAATGTTTATGACACACCTTGCCTCATCTGTATTACTACAAGGTAAAAATGTATTGTATATTACTATGGAAATGGCTGAAGAAAGAATCGCTGAAAGAATTGATGCGAACCTTTTGAATGTTGGCATGAGTGACTTAGAAGAATTACCATATACAATGTATGAAACTAAAATAAATAAATTGCAAAGTAAAACAACAGGCACTCTTATTATAAAAGAATATCCTACTGCTACTGCTCACACAGGTCACTTTAAAAATCTGATTAGTGAACTTGCATTAAAGAAATCTTTTAAGCCTGATATTGTGTTTATTGACTATTTAAATATATGTGCTAGTTCAAGATTTAAACCAGGTACAAATGTGAATAGTTATACTTACATTAAATCAATTGCTGAAGAACTAAGAGGTCTTGCAGTTGAAAATGACTTACCTATCTTCTCTGCTACTCAAACAACAAGAGGTGGTTTCGTAAGTAGTGATGTAGGGTTAGAAGATACATCAGAAAGTTTTGGTCTACCTGCAACAGCAGACTTTATGTTTGCTTTAATCTCTAGTGAAGAACTAGAAGAAAAAAATCAAATCATGGTTAAGCAGTTAAAGAATCGATATAATGATCCAACAGTAAATAGAAAGTTTATATTAGGTGTTGATAGATCAAAGATGAGATTCTATGATGTAGAACAAAACGCACAAACAGATTTAGTCGATAGTGGACAAAGTAATAATATAACTAACGACAACAAGTTTAAAAAACTGGGACAATTCTCGGATTTTAAAATATAGAAAGGAGATAAAATGGCAACAGGAAAACTAAAATGGTTTGACGCTAAAAAAGGTTATGGCTTTATTGCACCTGATGATGGAAGTAAAGATGCATTTCTACACATTTCAGCATTAGAACAAGCAGGCATAGCTTCGATAGACGAAGGACAAGCAGTATCATATGAGTTAGCAGAACAAAAAGGAAAACAATCTGCTACTAATATACAAAAACAATAATAAACTAAACAAGGAGAATAAAATGGCTATAACTATCAACGATAAAGTATATGACGAAACTAAACTAGACGCAAAACTAAGAAACTCAATTGTACAGGTGAACAATCATCAAAACAAATTGAACAGCTTAGTGGCAGATGTTGAAAATGTAAAACTAGTTTTGGATCATCATAGAAAATATCTAACAGACAACTTACCAGCAGAAGCAGAAGTTGAAGCACCAGCAGAAACAGAAGCGCCAAAAGCGTAGTATGAAAAAAAAGGTTGCAAGACGAAGTAAGTTATCTTATGATATAAAGCTTAGTAAAAGAGGTAAGTCGGTGAGATGGTTGGTTATTGAAAAACCAACCGGAAGTATCGTTTGCGAATCTGCATTTGAGAGTGATGCTAAAAAGGTTTGCAGCCTGCAAAACAAATACAAACAATGGGAAAACCAAGGTGGCGTGGTTGACTTCTTAACATATGGGAAAATATAATGGAAGATATAAACAAACAAAGTAAAAGATTTTATGAAATCATTGATGTGATTAAAACTTTACATGATAAGAAACGACATGACTATGGTGCCAACGAGGACATCTTTGCCAACTTCAGGTTATCTGAATTATCAGGTATATCTGCTTGGCAAGGATCCGTTGTTCGTATGGGTGATAAGTATGCTCGTATAAGTAACTTCATCAAGAAGGGTGAATTTAAATTTAAAGAAGAAAGTATCAAAGATACTTTAATGGACATGGCAATCTATAGTTTAATTACTATGATACTATTTGAAGAAGAAGAGGAAAAAAATGATCGAAAAGACAATTGATCCTGATAAAAAGTTTGATATTAAATCAATAGGCAATCCAGATGATGCTGATAAGTTTGAGATTACAGACACAAAGACTGATAAAGTATATACAATAAATGCTGATGCTTTAAAGGGTGGTGACTATCATCAAATCATACGAGCTTCAGATGATACAATACCTGAAGAAGATATAAGAAGATATCACGATATTGTTATGAAACTAGATTGGCAAGATGGTTGGTATTCTACACCAGAAATGAAAGACGAGGCAAAGACGCCTGGTTATAAACATATTCATCTAGGTGGTAATGATACTGAAGAAATTGATTATGAGATTGAACAAGATTGGGTGAAAGAGATTTGGGATAAAGTAAATCCTGGAACAAAATTATTAAGACACTATCTCAATGGTCATCATGCAGGACAATCAGGTGGCATTCATATAGATGGATGGACTGGAGATCAATATACAGTCATTGTATATCTAACACCCGACTGGCGACCAGAAGATGGCGGTTCAATCGAGTTCTGGACACCTAATCTAAATGATGAAATGAAAGCAATGGCAATCAATACACCTTATGGTCTCAATGGCAATCCAAATATGAACATTGTTAAGTCATATTGGCCAAGAGCAGGGCGTGTTGTAGTCTTTGACGCAAGAATACCCCATGTTGCAAGATCAGTTGAAGGTGATAAGTTCAGAATCTCACTAGTATTTAAGTGTAAAGCATTACCTAATTAACGCTTGACAAAACGGTGCTGTTAGTATATAAATAACAGTATGGCATATGAAGCATCCGAAATAACGACAGCTGTAGCATTACAGTATAACTCACAATTTTTAAAAAAAGTAAAAACTGTTAATCAGTTACAATCATTACTAAAAAAAGGTGTTGGTAAAAATGTAGAGTTTGCTACAACTACAATCAAAACTGGTTTTCTAAAATTAGTCGATCCTAATAGTGATAAATCTATTGCCGATATGGCAGTGGGTGTATCTGCAGCTTTAGCAATAAGAAACTATATGAATACTGAAGCTGAAGTTACGACATACATGACAGGTAATAAATGGCCTGACGAGGTAGAGAAGTTTCAATTAAGTGCTTTTGGTTTTCAAGATTACAATTCAGCAGATATCATAGTTACAAAAAATAAAAAGTTATTCTATGGTATATCATTAAAGAAAAAAAATACAGTTAAAGCACAAGACCCAACTCTTATAAACAAAGCATTTGCAACTGCTTTTGATGGTAAAGAATTTACTAAATTAAAAGAAAAGTTAGTTGAAACTAGAATAAATTACTTTGCTGATTTAGTTATTGAAGCAGTAGAAAAAAAAATCATACTAAAAAAAGATATAAAAGATTTTGATACTTTAAAAAAAAATAATAAAAAAGAATTATTTGAAGCAAAGAATAGAGACAAATCTCAATTTGAGAAATCATATATCGATACTAAAGGATATGCAACCTCAGATAAAGGTTATCTTAGTGATAATACTAGAGATCCTAAGAGTATGCGTTTCTTCGTAAATCAAAAATTATCTGAAAAGAAAAATAACAAATTATGGAAATCGTTTGAAAAGTTAATTGATACTGCAGGCCCTAAACTAGCAGAAAATTTAATTAATATTATATTAAAAAGATATTTATTTGATGAACTTGACGCAAAAGATTTAGAGGGAAAAGACTTTGATTTTGCTCTAGTTACAGGTATCGCAGAGGTTAAGACATCAGGTGATGTCAATATATCTCCAGCAAAAATTTTACCACTAAAAACAACTTTGTGTGGTATAAAAAGAATTGAAGAAAAATATAAAGGTCCTTATAGAGTAATACAAGATATAGAAGCAACAAGAAAATCAGAGGCTGCTAAGATATTTTTTAAATTAGTCAAAGGAGATAGGCAAACAATAAATTTGTTAGATTTAGAAGTTAGATATAAAGGATCATTCAATCCAGATCCACAGTTTCAAGGGGGTCTTAATAAGGAGTTTAAAAAATTATTAGACGCCGAAACCTGTGGTTAAGCCTGTGGTTAATGCTTGACTATTATAAATAATAAGTATATAATATACTAATGGAAAGAGTGTTAAATGCAGAAATTTCAAGATTATCTTGTAGAAGATAAGAATACACACCTTGAACATCTGGAAGACGAGATAATTAATAATGGAACTAAGGGTGCTAAGACCGCAATTGAATTTCTAAAGTCTATCAAAAAGATGTTACAAGGCAAAAAAGGGTCTACCGTATCCGTTAAGTGGGATGGTGCACCTGCTGTATTCTGTGGTATCAATCCAGAGAATGGTAAGTTCTTTGTAGCCACTAAATCTCTTTTCAATAAAACTCCTAAAATCAATTATACCAATTCAGATA